CACTAGTGCATGGATAGATCCATCTGCACAGAATGCAAAAGGAGAGACTCCCTCAATAAGTGCTAAGACAGTTGCTTGTATAGAGGCTGCTGGATCTGGAAGAGGAACTGGTAGAATGGTTGGAGGTGCAGTCGGTGCTCAAGCTGCTCCTGCATTGTCAAATATACCATTTGTAGGTTGGGTTGCTGCTGGATTTGTCACCATGTTCGGTGCAGATAAGGGTGGTGATATAGGTGCAGATCTATCTACTTCATACGCAGGATGCGATGATGTAGATATTCCACATACTAAATAATACAGTATTGTTACTCATATGGGATGGTCTCCAGCACAAGTTGGTGCATTAGAAAATTGTGGCATTAAGGTCGAAGATGCCACTGGAGATATAAAGTGGAGAGAATTTGAAACGGTTGACATTATCAAACCAGAACCAATCAAATCACCTAAATCAAACATTCAATACGAAGCAACTCGTTTACCAGATTATAACAAAGTAGGAAATATACTCAAAGTAATTTTAAGATGGAGAGGAACAACATACATGATTAAGATGTTTTTCCCAACAGTGGTATTACCCTCACGAAAAGAAGTTCAGGATCAAGTGACAAAAGTGTATCCTGGTGCTAAGATCGTGAATTACAAAGTATCGGATTATGACTCAGGAGAACCAATCCTCCAGACAAGAGGATAACAAAGACTTAAAAAAGAAAATAGAAAAATTAGAGAAAGTATTAGAATTACAACAAAAAACAATTGACCACGACAAAAAATTCATGATCTAAACTATGCCTTCCATTGACGACATTTATCTCGGTAATCCTAACCTAAAGAAAGCGAATACCGAAATTGAATTTACACAAGAACAAATATTAGAGTTTCTTGCATGTAAGGAAGACCCTGTTTACTTTGCTAAAAAATATATTAAGATCGTCTCTCTTGATGAGGGCTTAGTGCCGTTTGACTTATACCCTTTCCAAGAGAAACTAATTAGAAACTTTCACCAAGAAAGATTCAACATATGTAAGATGCCAAGACAGACTGGTAAATCAACCACCTGTGTTTCTTACTTATTGCATTATGCACTTTTTAATGATAATGTTAATATTGCTGTTCTTGCAAACAAAGCATCCACTGCGAGAGATCTACTTGGTAGATTGCAACTAGCATATGAAAATTTACCTAAATGGATGCAGCAAGGTATTCTTGCATGGAACAAAGGATCACTGGAGTTAGAAAATGGTTCTAAAATCTTGGCTGCTTCAACTTCTGCATCAGCTGTTCGAGGTGGGTCATATAATGTTATCTTTTTGGATGAGTTTGCATTCATTCCAAATCACATTGCTGATCAGTTCTTTGCCTCTGTTTATCCTACTATTTCTTCTGGTCAAAATACGAAAGTAATAATTGTATCTACACCACGAGGTATGAATCACTTCTACCGATTGTGGCATGATGCGGAAAGAGGTAAGAATGAATATAAACCAACAGATGTTCACTGGTCTGAAGTACCAGGTAGAGATGATGTGTGGAAAGAGCAGACTATTGCGAACACATCAGAACAACAGTTTAAAGTTGAGTTTGAATGTGAATTCTTAGGATCTGTTGATACTTTGATTGCACCATCTAAACTAAGAACGATGGTATATGAAGAACCTGCACAACGAAATGCTGGATTGGATATCTATGAATGCCCTATGATGGGTCATGATTATTTGATAACAGTTGACGTTGCTCGTGGTGTTGAGAAAGACTACTCAGCATTTGTTCTCGTAGATATTACTACGTTTCCTCATAGAATTGTAGGTAAGTATAGAAATAATCAAATCAAACCAATGTTATTTCCAAGTGTGATATATGAGGTAGCAACGAAATATAATAAAGCATTTATATTGTGTGAAGTAAATGACATTGGTGATCAAGTAGCATCAATCATTCACTATGATCTTGAATATGATAATTTACTCATGGCATCAATGAGGGGAAGAGCTGGTCAAGTTATTGGTCAAGGATTCTCTGGTAAGAAGACTCAAATGGGAGTTAAGATGTCAAAGACTGTCAAAAAGGTAGGATCTCTTAACTTAAAAACATTAATCGAATCTGATAAAATTATATTCAAAGACTACGAAATTATATCTGAACTAACAACATTCATACAAAAAAACAATTCATTTGAAGCAGAAGAAGGTGCAAACGATGATCTTGCTATGTGTTTAGTCATATACGCATGGTTGGTTCAGAATGATTACTTCAAAGAACTTACTGATCAAGACGTAAGAAAGAGATTATATGAGGAGCAAAAAAATCAAATAGAACAAGATATGGCTCCATTTGGTTTCATGATTGATGGATTAGATGATAGTAGTTTTGTTGATGCAGAAGGGGATCGATGGAACAAAGCTGATGAGTATGGAGACAGGTCTTTCATGTGGGAATACATGTAAAAGGTCAAATTAATAAATAATTTCTAGTTAAATCTGAACGGAACGGAGACAAAAGCATGGCGACTCCTCAATTATCTCCTGGCGTATTAGTCAGGGAGGTTGATCTTACAGTAGGAAGAGCAGATAATGTATTAGACAACATTGGTGCGATAGCAGGCCCATTTAGAATAGGCCCCATCGATGACCCTATACAAGTATCGACAGAAGAAGACTTAATAAACGTCTTTGGCAAACCACTTTCGACTGATGCTCAATATGAATATTGGCATAGTGCAGCATCATACTTATCATATGGTGGTGTTTTAAAAGTATGTAGAACAGACAGTACAAACTTAAATCAGGCAAACGCTGGTGTTGGTATTGCTTCAACTTCTACATTAAAGATAAAGAATTACGATGACTATAATGCAAGTTATACTTCAGCAAGTAATTTCTCATGGGCAGCAAAGACTCCTGGCTCATGGGGTAATGGATTAAAAGTTTGTGTTATTGACGATCTTGCAGACCAGACAATCGGTATCACAACTGATAACTTATTCAAGGCAGGTGCGATAGTTGGTCAAGGTGTTACAGTTGCATTAAATGATGTGGTCATACCTGGTGCAGGAACAACTTCGACGTTCAACGGATATTTAAAAGGTATAATTACTGGAGTATCAACTGATTCAGTCAACAGTGCATCAACATTCGATGTTAAAATCGTATCTCGTGTAACTGGTGCTGCTGGAACAAGTGGAAACTACTCCGAAACTAACATTGATTATTCTGAAGGAACAAGATTCGGATCAATCAAAGCATCAGATACAATGTTCTTCGTGAACGCAACTGGTATTAACACCAGCACACAGGGAACACAAATTGCTGCACAATCAATGACTGTTCAAACAGCCGTTGACTGGTATAATTCACAGACTCTAGATCTAGACAACGCATCTATATTCTGGAAATCACTAGCACCAAAACCAACAACTAACACTTTTGTGTCAGATAGAGGTGGTGAAGGTGACGGAATACACGTTGCAGTCGTGGATGATTTTGGAGTTGTTACTGGTATCAAAGGTAATGTTATTGAAAAACATCTAAGTCTTTCAAAAGCAGTTGATGCTGTTTCATCTGTAAATTCACCTCAGAAGATATACTACAAGAATTACATTGCAGACTTCTCTGATAATGTATACGCAGGATTTAATCCATCAAACTCAGAGGATACTTATCATAAGACTGCTCCAAGAGCAACTGGATTCGGAACTGCATTTACACCATTCTCAACAGCAGAAGGATTATGGAGTTCAAATGCACAGGATACTACATTCTCTGCTATCGGTAATGTAACATACACACTTGGTGGTGGTGAAGATTATCAAGCAGGAGTTCCACAACTTGGTGGAAATGGTGGTATGAGAGCAGAGTTGGGTGATCTAATGACATCCTACGATGAGTTCGCTAATAAAGATGAGATAGAAGTTGACTTCCTCATCATGGGGCCTGGTTGCAGTTCTAAAGATCAGTCTCAAACAAAGGCAAATAAACTAATCGCACTTGCTACTGCAAGAAAAGATTGTGTTGCTACTATCGGGCCACACAGAGCAGATTTAGTTAACATTACAAATACAACAACTCAAACAAGTAACTTAATTGAGTTCTTCAGCCCACTGACAAGTTCTTCTTATGCAGTATTTGATAGTGGTTACAAGTATACATACGATAGATTCAATAATGAATTTGTCTTTGTTCCAACAAATGGTGACATCGCTGGATTGATGGCAAGAACAAGTCTTGTTTCATTCCCATGGTTCTCACCAGCAGGGCAACAAAGAGGATTAATAAACAATGCTATTAAATTAGCATATAATCCAACAAAAGATCAAAGAGATCAACTTTATCCTCAGAGAATCAACTCTGTTATCACCAAACCTGGTGTAGGAACATTACTCTTTGGTGATAAAACTGCATTATCATTTGCATCAGCATTTGATAGAATTAACGTTCGTCGTTTATTCTTAACTGTTGAACAAGCTCTTGAGAGTGCTGCTGAAGCACAACTCTTTGAGTTAAATGATGAACTTACAAGAGCAAACTTCAGAAACATTGTTGAACCATTCTTAAGAGATGTCGAAGCAAAACGAGGTATCTACGGATTCTTAGTTATTTGCGACACTACAAATAACACTCCTGATGTTATTGATAATAATGAGTTCAGAGCTGATATCTTCTTGAAACCTGCG